CATAATTCGTAATTTTTAGTTTTTAATTGTGTTTGCAAGTCTTTATTCTTAAACTTTTCCTCCATTAATAGCTTTTCAAGTCTAAAATTCTGCTGTAATGCTGTTCTAAGTTCCTTTTCCATAGCATCGTAACTTATTTTTACTTCTTGTAAGTCTGCTAAGCTACGTTCCATTGAGTTAATTAAATCGATTCGATGTTCGTGTTTTTGTTTGATTTCTTCAAGGCTTATTTTAATCTTTAAATAGGTAGTATCTAAGTTTACCTTGCCAGTTATAATTGTCAGTTCATCCATTTATTCGTGTTTTTGCTTGTTATAATTTACATTTTATGGCGAAATCGCCACAATTAAAAACCATATTCCTTACTTCGGTAAATTGGTTAAAATGGAACATCGCCTTTACTTTGTTTCATCTTTTCGCTAAACGAAAGTAATTCTTTTCCGTTTACTATATCAGGTTCAACCTTTTTGTTGAAGTTAACAATATGGTCATCAGGTTTAATCAAAGGTAGTTGTTTAGCTGGAAAACTATTTGAAACGGTTACAGATTGTAACGGGTTGCGTTGTGCGTAAATCTTACGTCCAAAAGCATCAATCATATAGTATTGATATTTTTCTAAGTCTAAATACATTTTGTATGTTCCGTTTTTTGATACGCCTTTTGGTTTACTCTTTGCCACTTTTAAATGAACTTCGTTCGATTCATACGTGTTTCCGTCATTATCAGCTAACCCAGTTGGCGGTCTCCAAGGTATTAAAACGCTTAAACCTTTTCTAAACCATACTTGACCACCAGCAAAGTCTCGAGCTGTTGGCATAGGATAAAAAGTGTGTCCGTCTTTTGTTATCGGTGCTTGGTCTCGAACGTGGTTTATTATGCAGTTATGTCTGTTTGTTTTTCTTGCGTTTCTTCGTGCCATTCCTAAAATTCTGCTTAAATATTTATCCTCACGTCCTAAGTCAGAATGTATAAAGTTTTCAGTTAGTTCATTCCAAGGGTCAATCGTTGTAGTGTGAATTGTTATTTCGTGTTTACGTTCAATCTCATCTACTAAATCATAAAACTTTTCAAGCGTTAAATCTTCATCTATTGGGTCAATTACAATAAAATGTTCATTAACAAAATGTTCTGCTTGTATTTGTTCCGATTGACTCATAGTAAAATCGTTTTTATGGTAAGGCTTTCCAATATACTTATAACAAAGTTCTGCGTAAATTTCTGCTGCGCTTCCAGTTTCAGGTGAAAATATAACGTGATTCCATTCATGCAAACACGAAAGGTTAATTAAGAACTCAAACCAAAGTTCAGTTTTACCACTTGCTGGTGCTGCACCTATATACGTCGTGCAACCTTCTTTTATTGTGAACGGTAATAAATCCCAATCCCAACCGATTGACTTTCCTTTTACGTTTAGTTCGTTGCGTATCTCAAACAATTCGCTCGATACTTCTTGTAGTCTCTTATACATTATTCGTGAATTATGTTAGGTGTGTAAGTAATTGTTTTTGGTTTACTATATTCAGTATCATTCCAACATTTGTTGTTTAACCAAGTTGCTGGGTTTTTACGAAATTGTTTATCAGGTGTGCTGAGAATATAGTTAGGTAAGTTTTCAAATATAAGTTTTATTTCTTCGTCTTTAAGCTTTAAGAATTTATCTAAACATTTTTTTCTATCAACTTGCTTATCGTATAACTTCCAAAAATCATTAAATAATAATTCTTTATTATTCTTATCATTCTTGTTTGTTGTTAGTTGTTTGTTAGTTGTTTGTTGTTCGTTTGTTAGTAGCGTGTTAGTTGGTTCGTTTTCTTGTTGGTAACATTCATATTTACAAAGAGTTACGATAGTAAACTTGTTTGTTGTTTGTATGTTAATTTCATTTGTTTTTTCAAACTTTTTTAAAAGTGTTCTAATCGTCTGCAAACTAATTCCTGTATCGCTTGAAATCTTACCAAAAGACGTAACAAATTGACCTTTCTTAATATCAATTCCTTGCCATTGACCGTCTTTGTGATTAGCTTTTAAAACTAAATATATAAACAAATGGACGGCTTCGCTTTTATTAAACCACTCCCAGTCTAAAAACTTGCGATGTATTTTTATCCAACCAACCATTAGAAAGGTAAATGAATAAATTTATAATTATAGTTTAAAATAGAATTAACTTGTTTATCTGCAATCAATTTTTCAACTGTAACCGAAATAAATTCTAATCTACAATAACCATAATGAATGTCAAATTCAAATTCAAAATTTCTTAATTGTTCTTTTGCTTTTAAAATTGTTTTTTCCATAATATACAACTCCCTGAGTGAATAACCTTTTTTATAACATTCTTCTAAATTTTCAATCTTTAAACGTTTCATAAATAAAATTTTTAGCATAAAAAAAGCCCAATCAAATCTGCTGGAGTCTCACGTCAGCTTCATTGAAAGGGCAATAATTCCTTATGGTTAACTATGTTTGAGACTCTAACCAGTTACAAATATACTAATTATTTTTTAATCACACTCAAAATTTTTATAATAATTATTTGATATGTTAAATGGTTTAACTAAACTTTTAATTCTACGCAACTTTAATTTTTGGCTTCCGCTTGTTAATCTAATTTCATCTGGAATAACACAAATAATTCTTTCTAATTTAAAATCAGACCAAAATAGTTTACGTAATAGAACTCTCATAGCTTTTCTAATTCGGTTACTGCTTCTTTTAAAAACTTAATTCGTGTTAATGTAAGCGTTTCTTGAATACGTTGGTGGCAAGTAAAGATCGCGCAATTTTTAGCTACTCTATAATCTTTTATTCCAAGTCCAATATAAAACTTGTCTACTAATTCTACTGCAAATTCTTTAGGTGTCATACTTTAGATTTAATTATTATTACGTCTTTATTTAGTACAAAGTTTCGTGTTTTTTTATACTCTTGCATAAATTGAAGATAGCGTTTATTTTCGTTTTGGTCTTTAATCATGTCTTCAAAATATTCTTTACCTTCCATTAACTCATGCTTCAACCTATCAATCATTATTTCTAAACAATCAAAGTTCGTGTATTCGAAACTTACTGTTACTGTTTTAGTTTTCATTTTTAATTCTTTTATGTTTTCCTGATTTTAATATATCACAATAATTTATTCCGTGTTTTTGTGCGTACCTCAAAACGTATTCTTCGCAATACTCTAACACGGACGAAGTATAAAGATATTTATTGTTAATGCTTACAATGTAATTAACGTAAGTACTCCCCTTATAAGTCTGAGTTATTTTTCTTATCCACCTGTACTTCATCTTTGAATAAATAAAATTACAATAATAGAACCAACTAAATAACCAAAGGCACTTGAAAAAGCCATTTTAATGCGTTCTAACCACGTTTTAGATTCTACTACATAACCAATGAAGGGTAAACCTAAAAACGGACTTATAAAAGCAAAAAACATCATTCCGTATATTTCACCTTCAGCTACAAAACGAATGTAAAAAGTAGAACATATTTCAATAATTAAAGCAGATAACCCAATTATTAAGTATTTCATATTCTTGACCATGTTTTATTATCTTCATTCCACCTAATGTTATACGCCTTAGCCTCACAAACTTTTAAATAAAGCTGCATATTTAAACGACCCGTGTTTTTTTTCTTTTGGTCATGCCAGTAATTAATAATCTCAATTAAAGTTGGCTTCGTGTTTTTATTCGTTCTCATGGCATTAAAATAAAAAGTGATACCAACATACCAAACGTTCCGAGAAACAGCGTTAAACCGAACGTAACGACCTTTAAAAACTCTTTGTGTTCTTCATTCGCTGGTGTAACTTGGTCTAACAAGTCTAAAAAGTAATTTTTCATAATGTTTTATTTAATTGTTTTGACAAATATACGTTATATTATTTAATATAGTTACATTTTTTTCAGATATTTTTTATTGAAACTAAAAAACCCCTACCGAAGTAAGGGTTTCCATTAACAATTAATCTTTCAATTATGAAATTATGCGATACAAATATACTACTTTATTCTACGTAATAAAACTTTTCCTAATATTTTACCCACTAACTTGAAAAAACCGCTTTGTGCGTCAACTTTCACCTCAACGTTGTTAGCGGTCTTCTCAACCTTTACATCTAAATTTTTAGAATCGTAGTTAACTTTTACTTCTCCGTCTTTTCGTTCAACATTAACATCTATGTTTTCAGTGTCAATATTTACGTTTAAATTTTTCTTTGCCATTTTTATGCTTCGTTTGTTGTTATTACTCCTTTTGCTTCTAATTTAACCTTGCGAACATTTGAAGGCTGCGCTATCTTCCATGCTGTTCTTCGTGCCTGATTCAATCTACTCTTTGCGATCCGTGAAACGCTTACCGAGTTATTTTGATTGCCACCTAACACGTGGTAGTGTGTGTCGTCTTCACCTACGTAAATTCCTACGTGTCCACCACCGTTTCTTTTGAATGTAAGAACATCGCCTAACATTGGTTCTAAAACACGGTTACCAAATTTATTCCAATTTAAAGCCCATAACGGACGTTCAACTACTTCTAACCCTGCAGACTTTGCGCAGTAAGCTATAAACAAACCACACCAAGGAATCTCATCGTTCGTATAAACGTTTGATAGTCCTAACTCTTTAGCCCAACCTAAAATTACAGGGTTATGTGCTTTACCCACGATCTCTTTAACTCCAAGTTGCTTAACGGCCTGAACTAATATTCTCGGTGACTTCTCGTCTTTTAGCCAGTCGTAACTCATTCAGTTTCGTTTATTTCGTTTAATTCGTCTTTTGGTATTACGGCGTATGTTTCA